CATCGTTTACATTGGATCCTGAGGTGTTAGTGAACGAGTTAAAACTAAAAATTGATGAACAAAATCTTGAAGCTTAATATTTATTAATATGGAAATACAAAAATTAAAAAATCTAATCAAAGACGCCGTTAGAGAGGTTTTAAAAGAAGAATTAGCTAATCTTGGCAAACAAAAAATCCACGAATCATTAGGAACATCCGAAGTATGGCCTACTGCTAATTTTACTAGTAACAATGTTAATCCTACTGCTAATGCAGCGTTACGTCAAAGTTTAATGGATCAAATGGGGATGGCTGCGCCTCCCCCGGTTGCCGCTCCAACAACATTTGCTGAGAAGCAAAATGTATACCAAAATATACTAGCCCAAACAGCAGCTGAGCTAAGACAAAACCCAGCAGATATTAGTAATTTTAGAAACACTTATTAATGGCTTATATAAGAAGTAATAGGGTTGATCCTAGAGATTTACAAAAAAATACAGCAATAGGTGTTAAACTACCGTTTAATGCCCCTGGTGTATTTTACAGTACCTTCTCTACTTCAGATCAATTAAAATATAACCTTATTAACTTATTATTAACATCCAAAGGAGAAAGAATTGATAATCCAGAATTTGGTACTCTTTTAAGAGCTCAATTATTTAATCCTATGACTGCTGCCTCGTTTAGTGATATTGAAGATAGTATAAAGGATAGTGTTCAAATGTATATACCTGAAATTCTAATAAATAGTGTGGAATTTATACAAGAGGGAGAATATGGAAGTAATGTACTAGTAGTAAAAATAATATATCAAATATTAATATCCGGGCAAACCGATACAATAACAGTTAACTTCGAATAATGGCAGACCAAAAGAATATATCATACTTAAATAAAAATTTTACTCAATTCAAGACATCACTAATTGAATTTGCTAAAAATTATTTCCCCAATACCTATACAGATTTTTCAGAAGCATCTCCAGGTACAATGTTTATTGAAATGGCATCGTATGTGGGTGATATATTATCATTTTATACAGATACTCAAATTCAAGAAAACTTTGTTTTAACAGCTGTTGAAAAACAGAATTTGTTAAATATGGCTTATTCTTTAGGCTACAGACCTAAATCATCATATGCGGCTGTTACTACAGTAGATTTTTATCAACGTGTCCCTATTTCAGGTGGTAGTCCTAATTTAGACTATACTTTAATAATTCCCGAAAATACTCCCTTACAATCTATTAGTACAGGTATTAATTTTTTAACAATTGATAGAGTAGATTTTTCTGATACTGGTTCTGTTGATATTAGCTTATATGATGCCAATAATTACTTATTTAAAAAATCTACTAGAGCTGTATCTGCTGAGATTGTAAGTACAAATTTTACTTTTGGTGCTCCTCAAAAATTTACTTCTGTTGATATAAATGAGCCTAATTTTTTACAAATACTTCAAGTAACAGGAAGTGATAGTAGTGTATGGTATGAAGTACCATATCTAGCTCAGTCGAATATTATAAATAAAACTGTTAATACAGGTGCTAATTATGATAAGGTTCCTTATATTTTAAATTTATTACAAACTCCAAATCGTTATGTTACTAGAATAAAAACAGACGATATTGTAGAAATGCAATTTGGAGCAGGAATGTATGTTAATACTCCTGATGATGTTATTATCCCCAATCCAGATACTATTCAACTTGGGTTAGTACCATCCGTAGATACTTCTGATTTAGTTAATAATTACAATCAAGCTGCTGTATTTTATACCAAACAATATGGTACTGTGCCTGCTAATATTTCTCTAAATGTTCAATATACTGTTGGAGGTGGAATACAAGCTAATCTACCAGCCGGAGATATAGCACGAATAACATCTGTTGCTAACATAACTGCTGTAAATTCTATTTATACAAATGCTGCTTTATTATCTTTAGTTTGTACAAATCCTGTTCCTTCAACGGGTGGTAGAAGTGGAGATACAGTTGAAGAAATTCGTTTAAATACTTTAAATGCATTCTCAGCACAGTTAAGAGCTGTAACTAAGGATGACTATATGACCCGTGCTTTAAGCATGCCTTCAGAATTTGGTACTATTGCTAAAGTTTATGTAGAACAAGCATCAACATTGTCCGTACAGTCAGGAAATGATCCATTAATTGATAATAATCCTCTTGCAATATCCATGTATGTGTTAGCGTATAATGATAATAAACAATTAGAAAATGCTACTACAGAACTAAAAACTAATCTTAAAGAATATCTTGAACCATTCAGAATGGTTACCGATGCCGTAACAATAAAAAATGGTTTTTATATCAACCTAGGTTTAAATTTTGATATAACTGTAATTCCAGGATTAAGTAATAAACAAATTTTAACTGATTGTATTTTATCTTTACAAAGCTTTTTTGATATAGATAAATGGCAAATCAATCAACCTATTATAATATCGGACATTTATGCCGTCTTAATGAAGGTAAAAGGGGTACAATCGGTTGTTAAGCTTGAATTTACAAACATATCAGGGGGTAATTATTCGCCCTATAGCTATGATGTACAAGGAGCAACTAGAACGGGTATAATATACCCATCAATGGACCCGTCTATATTTGAAATAAGATACCCAGACACAGATATTCAAGGTAGGGTTGTAACTTTTTAATAACTCTATATTTATTGTAAATAACAACATAGATGGCCGTCTATAAAATACTTCCTGAAAAGGACACAACTATATACTCTGCATACCCTACAACTAATACGGGACTAGATCAGATAATAGAAATTCAAAATACTGTATCGTCTTTTAGTAGTAGTGCTAGTGTATCCAGAATTCTACTAACTTTTCCTACATCTGTTATTCAAGATGTTATTAATAATGACGTTGGAAATCCTTCACTTTTTAAAGCTTATTTAAAACTTTTTGTAGCAAATACTACATCTTTACCCGATCAATATACATTAAATGTATTTCCTGTTTCATCTTCTTGGGAAGTAGGAACAGGGCGCTTTTTATATAATCCTCCTGTTACGTCTGATTGTACATGGATTCAAAGAAGCAACTATGTAGATTGGGCTACATCCAGCTATGTTGTAAATACAACAGGTTCCTATCTTACTAGTAGCCCAGGAGGAGGAACATGGTTTACACTATATGAAAATTCTCAGTCTTTTGTAATAAACAGTACAAAAGATACAAATGTAGACGTTACGGATATTGTAGGTAATTTCTATAATACTAATCTTAAGAATAATGGATTTTTAATAAAGATGGAAAATTCTTATGAATTTAACAATTCATCATCTTTTTCATTAAAATTCTTTTCTAAAGATACTCACACTATTTACCCCCCTCAGCTTGAAATTAAATGGGATGACAGTATATATATAACAGGTAGTTTAACAACATTACAAAATGAAAATACAATTGTTACTTTAGGTAATAATGTAGGAGAATATAATGTAGATACTGTTTATCAATTTCGTGTAGATGCAAGAAAAACATATCCTCCTAGACAATTCGTTACTGTATCTGTTTATACTTTAAATAATGCCCTTCCTATAACATCATACTGGGCTATACAAGATTTAGATACAGGAGAATATGTAGTAGATTTTGACACAACATATACTAAAATTAGTTGTGATTCTAATGGTAATTATTTTGATTTATATATGTCCGGATTACAATCATCTAGATATTATAAAATATTAATTAAATCTGTGTTCAATAATGGATCGGAGGTAGTATTTGATAATGATTACATATTTAAAATAAACAAATAATGGCTGAAAATATTCCTGTTCAACATGCTATATATGACAAGAATAGATTTTCTAAGGTTATTGATACGCAGTTTAGAGAATTAAATATAACTGAGCCGGTTGCCCCCGAAGTAACAATTGAAGATTTTTTTGTCTTATATGATGAATTATTTTTCTCTATTCCTAGCGAAGGAAATATTAATTCTCATAGATATATTTTAAATAAAGAAGCAGAATATTTAGGTGTAAAATTTGCTGATGATGTTGATATTCAAGCTTTGTTACAAGAAATAACAGACTTAAGACAACAATTATTAGCAGCAGAAACAGACAACGCAGGTTTATTAGAACAAATAGCAAATACAACAAATGGCTGATAATATTAAAATAGTAGGTCAGATTTTAAATACCGATATAATAAATCGTTATACGTTACAGGATGAGCAATTACTTCTTCCTTCTATACAGCAAGAAACTTTTGGCCAATCTAATGATTATATAGAATATTTCGTATTTGATCTCGGAGGCACAGTATTAAATTCAGATTACAACTACCAGGCATATAAATTACCTGCTAATGTTGGTTACTCTCAAAGTTTATTACCTGTTCTTGAAATAGACCCCATTCAAGATATTGAAAATCTTGGATATGAATCCGGTGAAGTTACATCTAGATATAATTTCTTTAGAAAAATATACGGTGAACCTTTTCTTAATCAGATATTTATTCAACAAATATCTACAGATAGGACCGAAATTAGAGTAAATTCAACCGTTTATTCTCCCGAAGTATTATTATCTATTGCAAGCGAGTTTACTCAAAAACAAGCTACTGTTCCCTATTACTACTATGTAATATTAAATTTTGGTAATAATAACCAAGTAATAGCCGTAAATTCATTAGCTAGTGTTAGTGATACCGGTGAAGCTAGTGTATTATTTAAATTATCTGAGCCCCTTCCTAATAATATAGGCTTAAAAGATACATTTTGGATTGTAGAAGAAATAGTTAATCCTTATATATTTGATCTTAATTTAGATAAATTAATATCTCCTCTTCCTCAACCTAGATTACAAGGGCCTAATTTTGATATTGAATTACAATTAAAAAATGTAGTTCCTACTCCATATAACAATTATGATCAACTTATATCTTCTCTAACAGGTTCATATTATCAAGTTGTTCTTAATCTAATTAACAATCAGAATACTGATATAAACATAAATTATAGTAATCTTAACGACTTTGTCCACTACAGTTCGGCTGAGAATAGATTATATAACTTTATGTATAAGGTGGGGGAACTTGAGACATACCAGACAGAAATTAATGTTAGCACTCCTTTAACATCAAGTAATCCTTCCTTAGCAAGTTCCGTAAATAGGGCTAGTTCAAGCATAAATGAAATTATATCTAAATTTGATGGATTTGAATCTTATTTATATTTTTATTCAAGTTCACTAACATCCTCTATACAAAATATTGTTTTAGAAACAGGATCTTACTTAGAATATTATGTGTCCCCATACCCTAAATCAGACTCTGATCAACCTTATATTTTATATCCTTCATCTTCTGTTACTGTTCAAAGTTGGTATTCAACTGCTTCTAATGTAGCGGTTGCATATGATATTGATAATAAAGATATATTAATAGATACTATACCATCTTATATAAAAGAAGATACAAATAATTATCTTCCATATATTGTTTTTGTTAATATGATAGGCCAATATTTTGATAATATTTGGATCTATATTGATAAATTAACAGATTTATGGGATAACGATAATAATTTAAATAAAGGTATATCTCAAGACTTAGTATATAATTGGTTACAATCTTTTGGAATAAAATTATATAATTCTCAAGGAAATCAAAATGTATTAGACTATAGAGTAGGTGGATATAGTGGTAGTATTGATTTTAATAGTGATTATTCACCATCAAGTAGTTTTTTAAATAGTACACCTAGAAAAGATTTAGTACTAGATACATACAAAAGATTATATCATAATTTACCTTATTTATTTAAAGCTAAAGGAGCACATGGTGGTTTACAAGGTTTAATAAGCGTATTTGGTATTACCGGTTCTATTCTTCCTATTAAAGAATATGGAGGAATGACAAACCAGCAAGATTTAAAAGGATATACTACAGATAAAATTACTTTAGGTGGCAATGCTATTACAGGTAGTATTTTATCCTCTATAAAACGTTTAGAAACATCTCCTACATCATCTACAAAAATTAAAAGCCAAGATGTACATTTTATAGATGTTTCTTTTTCACCGCAAACTCAAATAGATGCCGCTGTGTCTGCTTCTATTTCTGCCGTATCAGCATCGACATGGATTTTAGATAATTATATTGGTGATCCAAGAGATTTATATTTAAATACTTATCCTTCATTATCATATCAAAGAGATTATTGGTTTGGACAAACATTTGACGATCCCTTTGATTATGGAGGATTCATAAGACTAATACAGTTTTTTGATAATTCATTATTTAAAATGGTTAAAGATTTCACACCGGCTAGAGCTAATACTTGGACCGGAGTATCTATGAAATCGCCTGTATTAGAACGACCTAAAGTAATCCAATATGCTCCTAAATTTTCTCAAACCAATGAATTTTCTGGTACTACAGATAGTGCATCATTAGTACCTGTATATGATCCGTATTACTACTATTTAGCTGGGGATAAATTACCATATTATGATGGTAATATATCGGGTTCAACTATTGATACTTATGTTTATTTTGAAGAAAATAACCGAAATCCCTACTTAGTAAATAATACAGTGGGATATATACCCCCCGGGTTTGTAAGCGGGAATACCGACTTTGTCTTAAATTATAACGCCCCAAGGTATGAGAATTTCTACCTAAACTCAGATTTTAACGCTATACAAAATAATGTAGATGAAAGTTTAACATCTGAATATAGAAAAAAAATTACTCCTATATTGTCTGTAGATAATTTAGGAAGATGTTTTGAATCATATTCAATAACTGAGTCTGTCCAACTTCAAGATTCATATTTGTCATTAACGGCACATACGCGTCCTAGATATAGTGGTGTGCAATTATATGGGCAATTATATAATACATGGTCTGTTGGGGATATAACATATGGTACTTCTCCTGTTATTAATTATTATGTTAAGAAATTAGGATTATTTACTGAGGTGGTAGCCAATCGTTATGTGCCTTTTAAAAGTAATGCTGTTTTAAAATATCTTGTAGACGAAACAGGTAGACTTACTGAGCTAAATAAGCGTAATAGAAATTGGGTTGAAGTACAAAATACTTTTGAAACTGGGGATTTTTTAAATGTATCCTTATTTGACTCTCAAAAGTTTAGTAATCAAACTCAAACTAATGGAAATAAACTAATTGCAGAAAGTGGATATTCTTATTCTCCTGTATTTTATGCTTATGGAGAAGAAATAAGTAGTAATCCTACAATATCATCAAGCTGGTCAGCGTCTGCTGTATTTACTAATCCTTTTGGAGACTCTCAAAATCTACTGGCTAGATTTTTCACAATAAATACTCAGACAGGAAGTTTAATTCCTGCAAATAGCATATTTTTATCTTCAAGCTATACTAGTTCTAGTACAGTAAACATGTTTGAAGTGTGGAATTTATTTAATTTTACTGGTTCTGCTTCTAATTTAGGAAGTTATTTTTATACGGGATCAGGTCCGAATAATGGTATTACATCATTAACTTCCTCTTACTATATTATTCCATCAGAAGGAAGTTATGAGTTTAATTATGATTTTACTCTTCAAGCTACTGCTTCTACCGATACACCAAAAAGTTTTACAGCTAGTATGGAACTGTGGTTGAG